AACAACATTCGTAATTGTACTATTTGTAGCATTTAACGAACCCAAAGTTGTATTTGAACTTATTATATTTAAAGTAGAAAGTAATCCAGAATTATTTAGTGTACTTGAAGAAATATTAGTAGCTGTTACATTTTGTAAACTTGATAAACCTGTAGCATTAATTGTTCCAGCTGAGATATTTGTATTTAACATATTTGTACTAGTAATATTTACTGTAGTTAAAGTTCCTCCTACAACTAAATTTCCAGATAAACTTAAATTTGCACCAGTAATAGTTGTAGCAGACACTGTCCCAGCACTAATAGAATTACCGATAATGTTTGTACCTTGAATGGAAGCTGAACTAACACTTGTAGTAGCAATTAAGGTTCCTGTAGAAATATTTGTAGCTTTTAAACTAGCTGAAGTAAGACCAGTAGATAGATTTAATGTAGCACTTGAAATATTTGTTGAAACAGTATTTGTATTTAATAAAGTACCAATTGTTGTCGTTGTATTAACCATATTTGTTATTGTACTGGTATTTGCCATCACACTCGCTGAACTGACCATCGTCGTAACTCTTAATGTACCATTTCCAAATACTTGCATTGATGTACTATTATTAGCAGCATTTCTGAATTTTATACCACCGACACTATCTACAAGATTACCATCAACGTGTGGAATTATATGCATTCCATCATCACCTTGTTTAAATATTCTACCACCTCCAAAAAAATAAATACCAGCATGATCTGGTAATACTGATATACTACCATTAACAGTCAACCCACCGTTAACTGATAATTTTGCAGTAGGTGAAGTTGTGTCGATACCGACATTTCCACCAGTTGTAAATATACTTCCAATAGTATTTGAATTAAATGTTCCCCTTAATCCACCACCTGTTACAATTAAAGAGTTCATTGTTGAAGTGGTAGATGTTAAATTGACAATGTCACCTAATCCAGTTACTTTTAAATTTGCTGAAGTTACACTACCAGATAATTGCATACTTCCACCTGTATATACCGTTGCATTAATTGTACCTGTACTTATGTTAGTTGCTGTCGCATTATTAAGATTACTGATTCCAGATACATTAATAGTACCAGACGAAATATTTATATCCATTACATTTGTTGTTGTAACATTTATAGTAGTTAAAGTTCCCCCTACATATAAATCTCCAGATAATCTCATACTTGATCCAGATATATCTGTAGTAATAAGATTACTAGTATTCACATTACCTGATGTATAAGATATATCAGAATTTAATGTGACCCATTGACTTCCTGGATTATAAAGTGTACCATTTTTATATAAATTACCTGTAAAATTAATATTGCCTGAAGTAATATCTTTTGTATTAAGCGAAGCAAGAGATCCAATCGAAACATAATTACGTCCAGCATCAGACACCAAATATCCTAAATTAAATGTGTCGTTTTGCTCAGAATAAACAATACCTACATAATTATCATTATTTTGTATATCGCTAGTATAACGTTGAAAAATTATACCTGTATCTGTAGACTGAGTAGGATTTTTATTTATTAGTAAAATATTGTCAGAAAATGAAGTAGTTGTACCGGAAATAGAAATATTACCACCGATAAAAGTATCTTTACCAATAGAAATACCACCACCTAAGGTCATAGAACCACCATCTGTTAAACTTGTAGCGTTTGAAGTATCCAAAATATTTATTGGATTAAATTGATAAGATGCCATTGTGTTATTATATATTTGTAAAAAAAGTATTTATAAATTAAATAATTAATAGTTAAGTATAAAAGTTATTTAAAAAAAATAATATAGAATATAGGATATAGGATGGAGACTGATACATTCGTAGAATTTACAAATTTTACAAATTTTACAAATTTTACAAATTTTACAAATTTTACAAATATACTTCAAAAAGAAATTGTATTACACAAGGAAATTTCTATAGAAAATATAAGATTAGTATATGGTGATTTTAGGAGATTATATATAATAGATATTTCAGATATACCTGAAGATCAAAGAAATACAAATAATAATTATTATACTATTCCAAAAACAGTATACTCTGATCCAATTATTAAATTTTACTCTTATTGGAAGGATAATTTAGTATATCATTATGCAAATTTTCGTTCTAATGAACAAATGAAAACAGAAGTTATTAAAAGTATTTTAAAAACAAATTATTTTGTATCAAATCCACTTGGATATAAAGCAAGTAATATTATTGTAAAATTAGAATGTAAAAATAGCAAGTATTATTTAAATTATTATTTAAATGACCGTATTATTAAAAATATAAAAGAATCAAAAAGAGAAACTAGTACAGAATTACTAACACAATTATTAATTTCTCAAAAGAAACACGATATCTTATCAGAATCAAAAATCATGTTAGATTGTCTTTTAAAAAAGACACCTTTACAAAATCAAGATCTTATAGAATTCAATGATAATTTATATAATTTATATAATTTATTAAAAGATGATATTACATTGTATAATTATCAAAAGGCTGATATTATTTGGATGAAAGATTTAGAAAAAAATATAGACGATGGTAATAATACTATTTCTTATGATATAACACCATTTTACAATGTATTAAACGATGAATTTTTATTATATAATAATAATTTATTTCCTCATGGAATTTTAAATAATTCTTATAAACAATCACATTCATTTAAATATTTTGGTGGAAATCTTATATCAGAAGTTGGATTGGGTAAAACTTTTATATCTTTATATCATATTTTATCAAATGATAATAGTATAACAGAAAGAGAGAAACTAAATCATTATGTAGATTTTTCTACAACGTGTAATTATTTTTATAAAAGAGGTAAATCAAGAGGAACAACTTGTAATAAATCAGTTGAAAATAATAATTTGTATTGTAAAGAACATAAAAATACACTTTTTATTGATAAGCGTGATTTATTAATTAAAAATTTAAACGATTTTGATTACAAAAATTTTATAGTTACAGATGACAAATTTGATTATATTAAAACAAATAGTACTTTAATAATTTGTCCAAATCAATTATGTGACCAATGGGTTAGTGAGTACTATTCTAAATTTAATGGAACTCATCGTATCCTATTAATTGTCACATATGATCAATATAAGAATCTAACATTATCAGATATTTTATTTTCAGATATTGTTGTAGTATCATATAATTTTTTATCAAATAATAATTATATAAACGAAATTAGTAAAAAGGACGAGTATTTTGTAAAAAATAATTTTAAAACAAAGGAAGCAACAAAGGAAGCAACAAAGGAAGCAACAAAGGAAGCAACAAAGGAAGCAACAAAGGAAGCAACAAATCAAACAGATATACCTAATAAGAATTTATTAAATTCAAAAATATTTAATGCATTTCATTTATTTAAATGGAATCGTATTATATTAGACGAATCACATGAAATTGAAAATAATACAAAATGTAACATGTTACAAAATATTATCCATAATAAATTAAAAAGTAATTATAAATGGAATGTTACTGGAACTCCATTTCCAAATAAATTAAAGAGTTTTTTCAATTTAATGTCGTATAATACAAGTTATGTAAATGAATCTTCTGCCGACTATATTTTATCTAATACTTCAGAATTAATTAAAAAGGGTTTCGATATAAATATTATAGATAAATGTAGTCTATTATTTAGAAGAAATCTAAAGGCTTCTATAGAAAACGAATGTTGTAAAAATATTTTATCAGAACATATTAGTTTATTAACTTTTACAAATCAAGAAAGATCTATTTACGATAGTTATTTAGAAGGTTATGGATCAAAATATTCTGATTTTTTAATAAAATTATGTTGTCATCCAGATTTAGATACAAATACAAAAGAGCTTATTAAAAATTGTAAAACATTTGACGAAATACATAAATGTATGTTGGATTATAATAAAGATCAATTATCAAGAGAAAAATTAACTATTACTAATACTGAAAAGGGTATTTCTTATACTGAAATAGAATTGGAAAATTATATTAGAAACAATCCTCATCTTACAAATACAACAAATACAACAGAATTATCGAATATAGAAGATGCTGAATTGCAGAGAATTCGATTAAACTTGCAATTATTAAAAAGGAAATTGACTATTTCTAAAAAAAATCATGATAATATATCTAGGACATATAATTATTTAATAAAATCAATTGAAACATTAAATACAGAAGAAGTTATTAGTTGCCCAATTTGTTTAGATGAAATAGAAAAAGATAATATAACTATTACAAAATGTGGTCATAAATTTTGCTGGGATTGTATTTACAATACATATAAATCTAATACTAAAAATAATATTAATATCAAATGCCCATGTTGTAATGATATTATATCTATAAAAGATTTATATTTACTAAAAGATGATAAAAAAGATGAAAGTGAAGATGTATCTTCAATTGAATTAAATAGTATTATAGAAAGTGTTAAATCAACTAAAATAGGTAATATTATTCATTTTTTGAAAACTACATTAAAAAAAGATGATAAAGTTATTCTTTTTTCACAATGGGATGAATTATTACATAAAGTCGGTTCAAAATTAGAACAATTTAAATTAAAAATTGTATATTGTGACGGAAGTGTATATAATAAAAAACGTGCAATATCATCTTTTATTAAAAACGAAGATGTAAATGTTATTTTATTATCATCATGTAATGCTGCAAGTGGTATTAATTTAACAATTGCCAACAAAATTATTTTACTAGAACCAATTTATGGATCTCAAGAATATCGTAAAGATATTGAATCTCAAGCTATAGGAAGAGCTGATAGATTAGGGCAGAAACGGCCTATTGAAATATATAGATTTATAGTAAAAGAAACAATAGAGGAAGACATTTATAATAATTTTATTGATGATAATAAGATGAAAATTTTAAAAGGAACGTAGAGAATTTATTTTTTTTATATATTTTTATTACAACTAATAAAAATATGTCGAATATTACACCAATCGATATTAGAAATATGTTAAATATAATAATGTATTTTAACATATATACAATTTATAAAAAAGTAGATGAAAAGGTAAATACAAAATTTTATATAAAAGATTTAAAAATAGATAAATATTATAAATGTAAAACGGAAAATATATATTGTAGTATTTGTTGTAATACTGTTAAATACACTGAATTTATAAGAAAATTACCTTGTAAACATACATATCATAAAAAATGCGTAGATAAATGGTTGATTTCTTTGTTAAGAAAATCTGAAAAAATGAATTGTCCTTTATGTAGAAAAAATATAATTTAAAGAGAAAAAATTAAATAAGTTTAATATAAATTTTTATTATTAAACTTATAATATAATAAAATGTTTTTAATAAATTATTATAAAAATCATAAACACAATTTAGATACAATACATGAAAATGAAATAGAAAATAATGAAAGTAATAATATTGAAACGCAAGAAGAAATTGAAGAAAAAGAAATACAAGAAGAAATACAAGAAGAAATACAACAAGAAATACAAGAAGAAATACAACAAGAAATACAAGAAGAAATACAACAAGAAATACAAGAAGAAGAAATACAAAAGACGTCTACCTTTAACGAAGACGTCGTTAGACGGCAAGGTACTATACAATCGAATTCATATTTTAATCATTTAAATGAAATTGAATCTTCTTATTATGAACATTTGAAAACTGCGTTGGATTATAGTTATACATCACTTAAAGCGTCTCTTTACTTTTTTGTACATGGTGTTTTTCCAGACTTTTATACAGATTCTGGATCACATACAATATCTAGTTTAAATAGTATTATATTAGCTACAAAAATGGTAAAAAACAATACAAGTACAAATACAAGTACAAGTACAAATACAAGTACAAATACAAGTACAGATATAGTAAATAGATAAATAACTAATTATTTTTTAGGTCTAAAAATAGAATATCTAAATTCATTCATTTGTTTATCAGTAATAATATTTGTGGTTATTTTTTCAAATGAAACATTAAGTAATCTATTTATAATAAAATGAATAGAATAAACTCCACATTCATTATTTTCAAATTGGTGTTGTATTGTATTATAATTGATTTTATAAGTAAATCCTTTAGAAAGTAAAAAATTATAAACTTTTTTAATAAATTTACGAATATTACGATTAGGAAATTTCCCTACAGAATCATAATATTCTAATGTTTTTAATTTGTTATCAATTAAAAAAGAAGTCCAATGACTTCCTGGTTGATTATGTGCATCTAAATTAAATACAATACCTATTTTATTGTATTTAAAGATACTGTTATAATCAACTTTTTTAATTTTGTAAAAATCAGATGGTAATGCTCCTACAAATTTAAAATCTTTGTACATTTTTTCATATTGTTTTAGGATTCCATTAATATCATTCGTAGTTAACCAAGAATTATATTTAGTTGTCATTTTAGGTTTAAACGTAAAATGTATAATTTTATTTTTAAGATTTTTATCTGGTATATTTTTAATAAAATCTAAATCAATCCAGCAATATTCATAATCGCATAATGTCTTTAATCTTTTATAAATAGATTTCCATAGTTCTTTTTTTGTTTTTTTTGATATATCAATTGGTTTTTTTATTACGCATTTTTTATTTTCACATATTCGATCATTACGATAAGAATTAAAAGCAGATGCAATTTTTTCCAATTCATCTTTTTCAAAACACGTATAATGATCTTCTATATTTATTTCTATATTTGGTGCACAAAAACTCATATTCCAGTGTAGTTACTATTATTATTAATCAATAATTAAAAAAAATAGAAATCAATTTAAAAATAATAATTATATATAAAATATACAAAAATGTTACAAACCCAAAACGAATGTTCAAATGATTATTACAATACCTATTCTTTACACTTTTTCAAAACACTTGGACAATTAACTGCTGGATTATTAAGTACTGCAGTTATCGTTCCAGTGTATACATATTATTCAAGATATTTTAATGCTAGAGAATCTTATCAAGAAAATTTTAATGAAAATAAAAAAAGTAGTGAAGATGACGATGACGAAGATGACGAAGAAGATGAAGATGATCTTTTAGTAGAAAATAGTCGTGACGATGAAACGGATGAAAGACGAAGAGAAGATGAAAGACGAAGGGAAAATGAAAGACGAAGGGAAGATGATCTTCGTAATCTTCGTAATCTTGGTTATACAAATATCAATTAAATAAATATCATCAATTAAATAAATATCATCAATTAAATAAATATCATCAATTAAATAAATATCATCAATTAAATATTTGTAAATTTTTTGTGAAAATAGAAAAAAAATGAATTTAATATGTAATAAAATAACAATTAATACTACTAATAAAATATTTCTTTTAGATTTTTTTTAAATGAAAAATTTGTTAATTATTA